ACTGCCATGTCACGATCCGCAGCTAGTGTTTGCTCGTACCAGCCCGGTTTATTTTCTGTCCATCGGCTGATTTGTGGGAGATCGATTTCATCTCCAAGAGTAACGACAGCATCAGGCCGAAATACTTTAATAAACGAGGCGACATTCTTAACTGCTACTTCATCGTGATAAGGGACTTGTAAGTCTGGTACAACGATGGTTCTTTTCATTAGTCCTCATCATCGGGATAAAAGTCCGGCATATTGCTCGGGTTATCGTTGATGCGTTTAGGAAGTATCCAATCAGGATACGAAAATGGATCCATAAGCATTGACATACAGATGTCTGTGGCAAAGCCAGCCTTGCGCAAAGCTTTATAGTATTCGTTTAACCCAATACAGTAAGCCTCTAGTGGAGTGTAACCCTGATCCTCTATTGCTTTAGTTTTGCGCGCGGCCATGCTTTAGTTTACCGCTCTAAAAGTATGTTGTAAATCTCATCAACTCGCGTGTTGAGTCGCTTGATCTCGCCCAGCAAGTGTGTGATCACATAACCAGCCAATCCACCCAGTGTCACAAGAGTGGCAATATAAAGTTGAAAGAAGTCTGCTTGTGTCATTTGCTTCCAAGCTCGTCCTTAGGATCAAGGTATCTCAACACTGGTGGGATTATTGATGCAAGACCGGCAGCAATTAAGGCTTTAGGTTCTTGAACACCAGCTGCATACATTGAGATAATTGCAACCAAGAATGCTCTGCCCCATGAGCCTGCTGCGTTCTTAAGATCTTTCATTGTGATCCCCCGATCATAGGTATTTGAAGAAACTCACCATTAAGGTCAGCTTCTTTCGTAAACGATATATGGCAGTGGTGATTATGTTTGTTGATGCCTGTGTATTTGCGCCACTTCCAAGCAAGTTTTGAACTGGCAATTTTGCCGTCAAAGATGATGTAGCTAATGCGTTTGCTTCCATCAGACTTCGCAAAGATACGAATTTGATCCGCAAGATCTGGCATGAGGTCAGGTTTAGCCTTGCCTGAAAGATCTCGATCGACATCGATGGCACGAACCCAACCGTCAGCATCAGGATTGTGATCTGAAGAGCGCGCGCTGTGTCGAGTATCGCCGATCCAACCATCAGAAGTTCGATCTCGATCTCCGAATGTGTCGTCAATCTGTTCTCTTAACTGAATTGCGCACTTAGATAGTCGTGGCTTCACTTATAGACCTAAAGCAGCCTTTAGATCATCAATAGATAACCCAACAGATTTTAACTTTTCAGCAATGGTTGGCTCAGGTTTTGTGATTGGAATATGAGCTTCCAATCCTGCTTTAGCTTGTGCTTCTGATAAAGAGCCAACAATTACAAGTTTATCTTCAAGAACATAAACATCATTACAATTTAGTTCGGCTTTAAGTTGAACACCATCGATTGGTTTAGATATATCAAATTTATGAAAGTTCATATTATGCTCCTAAGTAAATTGCTGATAAAACAAATTTAGTTACATTGTTGCCAGTAGCGGCGTCAGTTTGCACCGCAATTTGGACATAATCGCCAGCAGCCAAAGCAATATCAAATGTGCCATTTATTCTGCCGGTGCTTCCATAAGTGCTAACAATGCCAACAAATTGACCATTATCAGTACCTAAAGCTACTGCAGATCCATTTTTGTAAAGAATAACATAAGCATAACCTGCTGTTTGGCAATTCATGTAGGTAGAGATTTTGTAATATCCACCTTTTCCAGCTGGAATAGTTATTCTTGAATTATTAGTAGTATTGTCGTGAAAACCTGAAGTATCATAATTTTCGGAATTCGCGCCAATAATTGTCGCAGTGTTATTTGTAGTGGATACAGCAGCTGAAGCATAAACCGAACAACCTACAAAACTAGAACCACTTGCAGGGGTTGCCCATTTAACGCCAGCTGAAGATGCAGCATCGGCAGTTAAAATTTGACCGTCAGTTCCGACAGATACAGCCAAAGGGGTATTGGCAGCTGAAGCCGCAAACATTGTTCCTTTTGCTGAAGGATTAAGCAGGTTTAATGTGCCTGTCACATCGTTCATATTTGTAGCAGTTAAAACATCGCCGGTGGCGAAGTTTGTTTTCGCTGGAAATCCAACGGCCATGATTACTCCTTAGTATGAAAGGGTGCTAGTTCCTAGCACTCCAGATATGCTTGAATCAAGTATAAACGAATCTATGATCGGTTCAAGCGTTGTGAATGTGGTTTTCCAAGCACTAGGTTTGATGTCGTGTGACACTCCGAATACCTGCAAAGTCTTGGTTAGGGTAGATGAACCCGGTTGAGTTGTGGTTACTGTGATTGGGTCAAAATAATCGAGTCCAAGGGCAGCAACAATGCCAGCATCATAATTAGCAGTATAAAGATCTAGGGTAACGGCATCGCATCGGATCGATGTTTCAGCTCGAGAAGCATTAAAAGCCAATGCATTGTTTAAGGCATCAGCATCTGTTTCCATAAGCAGATTTTGCTCTTGATATGAGTGTAAAAAATACTTATCAATAGAAGCTTGATTAGTTGCGACTTGAGCAGTGCCACCTACGCGAGTAATGCTTGTTTTGTTAAATACCAGAGTATCGTCCAATTTCCATAAGGCATTGTTATAAGAAATGCCTGTCCCATTATCGTTAAAAACGACTGGAGTTCCAGCCACGCTTGATGAGGTCAAAGCACGATCCTGAAATACGACATTGCCAAAGCCATCCATATAAAGCGCACCATATTCAGTGGACTCAACAGTTTGAAGCGCGCCTAAAGATGTCCGAAGATTGCCTGGGTCTGCTTGAACGGTTGTCTGTCCGGCATCGATGTCACGCATGCCCAAAGGCCATCCAACTTGATCAAGGATTTTGCCTATACGAGTACCTGTTGTTTGACCAGCCGTAGCAGAAGCTACTGTAGTGATCTGAGCATTCTGAAATAATCTAAAGCCATCTACCGCTTGAATAGTCGTATAAACAACCTCACCTACATCTTTAGGGGTAGTTGTATCGTAAGAGGTTATATAACCAGCAAAGATTGGGTAAGTGGTTGTGCCATAAGTGGCAGTAATAGTTACCTTACGCATTGGGTTAAGCAAGTTGTAATAAGGACTTGCTGGGTTCATTGGGTTAAAGTAACCGTTTTGATCGATGATCCGAAGGCTCATTGTGCCAGTTTGGAATACATCTGAAAGAGCTGTGCGACCTCGATTGGTTTTGATTGAATCAACTAGATCTGAAACATCGACAGTGACTGAAGTTGTATCAGATAGCGCATTAACTCCCAGAACGCCTGAATCAAGAATCATAGGCGAGGCAAAGCCAGCACCTGTTGAAAAGTTAATGATTGCGTTAATTACTGGAACTGGCATTAGTCTAAGACCGCACCTGGTCGATAATTATTTGTTCCATTAGTGTTAGCAATAATTACTGCATCACCAACTGCTTTAACAAATTCATCTTGCATAATTACAGAGCCAGTATTTGTAACATTTACTGTGACTGGTGCTGGCTGATTCTGTGGAATTGTGTTTTGAAGATAACTTGGAAGAGAGAAACCAAAGCCACCAGTGTTACCGCCAAGACCATCAAAAGGATTATTAGTTGCAGGAGTTGGACTTGGCTCTACAACAACTGGAATTGGTTGATTGTTAGTTGGTGGAGTAACAACTACTGGAGTTGGTTGGAAAGGTGAATTAGGGGTTTGAGTCGCAACTATCGGTTGATTAGGATTTAACATTGAAGAAGACATATTTATCGGCATTCCGAGAATGCTGCTTAAAGATGCTGAAACTTCTTGTAAAGATTTGATCCATTCTGCAAAAGGATTAGTTACTGGCTTTATTGCACTTAGTTGACTTTGTAATGCGCCAGTAGCCCTCTGAGAGGCTTCTAATTGCTTTTGTAATTTCTCAGCTAAAGTAAAGTCCTCATTTAGGATTGCACGCTGTAATTGTAAGCGTAATGTTTCTTCATCTGTAATCTTGCCTTTTAATGCTGCTTCAATCTGGATCTTGTCAATGTCAAAGATTGATTGAGCCTTGGCAAGTTTCGCTGCATTCGAAGCTGCTAGAGCATCAGCCTTAATCTTGGCAGCAGCAGCAGCCTTATCAGCTTTAATCTTAGCGGCGGCGGCTTTCTTAGCAGCATCGGCTGCGGCCTTATCTGCCCTTTGATTATCTTGGCTAGAGATAGTCATTGGAGTGGTGAATCTAGTACCCATTTTTGTAGCAAGAAGCGATGTTTTTTCAGTCTGTGATAAAAATAAACCAGTACCTAAAAAGTCTTTTGATACTTTAATAAATTTAGCAAAATCGACAGTTGCATTTGATATTGATTTAGCAATTCTATCTATTGCAGATACTGTTCCATCAACATTTTTTGAATCACTTAAAGTAGCTAATGCATCAACTAAACCTTTACCGATAGTTTCTTTAGCATTATTTGCTGCTACCTGAAGTTTATTCATTGAGCCTTTATAAGAATCAGCAGCGCGTTTTGCTTGTCCGGCAAAAAGATCTGCAAGTCTTGCTTGGATTTCTTCAAAGCTAGAAGAAGTTAATTCAGCTTTAGATAATCCAACACCTAATCGACCAAGGGCTTGGGTTTGACCTAAATAAGCTTTTTGCAAACTTTGTGAAACCTGTTCGACACTTTTACCGGTTCCAGCTGCTATATCTAAAGCCAAACCTAAAAGTTCTTGAGATTTAGCAACATCGCCTGTTGCGCGCAAAATGCGATCTAATGCTGGGCGAAGTTGATCATCAAGAACGCCAGTCTGCATTTCAAGTTTGCTTATAAAACCATTAACTGTTCCTACATTAGCACCGTAAGCAAGACCAAGATTTTTTAAAGTTTGACCAAGACTTTTGGCTGCTGCATCATCTTCAATGAATGCTTTAACACTGGCCTTTGCAAATCTAGCTACTGCCGCCCCACCAAAAGCTAAACCAAATGCTGCAGCTAAATGTTTCACATTTTTTTCAAGTTTCTTTGCAGCTGTTTCTGCTTGTTTAAAACCTTTAGCATCAAAGGTAGATCCTAAAACAATATCTGGAAATGCCATTATGCTGCCTTTCTAAACTTCTGTGTTGCATTTCTTGCATAAAATTCTGATGTTGCTTTATCTATTGCTTTGCGTGCCGCACCTTCTGCTACACCTTTGCTCTCAGCCCAAGCGCGATAGATCAAGCGACCGCGACCTTTAAGACTGCTAGTTAAAGGATCAAGATTAGATATGAATTGTTCACCAGCATTTGGATTGATTGAACGGCTAACGCCTTTTGAACTTCCACTTGCTTTTGTTCCAACCCAAGGTTGTCCACTTTGATTCTTACGCCCTGCAACTTCATAGATAGCACCAGCGGCGGATTTGTTTATAATGCGAGCCATTGAACTAAAGCCATTTTTATTGCGCTTGCTCACTGCTGTTGTAAAAACAATGTTTCTTGCAATAGTGCTGTAGTTGAATACTGGGAAGCGCGCCTCTGAAAAAGAACGCGCTGCCCAGCCACTCATAGGGGATTCATTTGGAACAAATCCTCTTGCTCTTTTAACTACTGGCTTTAAAGCTGCTGCTAACTCTTTTTTGAGTTGTTTTTCAAGATCTGGAGTAAATTGACGAAGAGCCTTACGCAGATCAGCGTTTCCGCGTATTTCTACTTTGGCCATCTTTCATCTCCTTGTTTCGATCTTTCATAGCCTGTAATAAAGCCTTAAACATTCTCGAATCAAGTTCGAGTAAGTCATTAGGCGCGATCTGCGTTTCCAGACTTAATCTCGCGACTAAGTAAGTGAAAGAGTCACGCCCTATAGTTCCGGGTCATCATCTAGAACTTCCACCTTTGCAAGTGTTTCTAGAAACTCTGCACCAAACATCTTGACAGTTTCACCGCTACGGCGAATGCACTCCCAAGCTAGCCAATACACATCACTCTGTTTTTCATCGTCACGAAAGGCTTTGTGAAAACCTTTCTTGGCGTAAACCTCGAATGCGTACTCGATCGATGGGGTTATCTGATGATCAGATACAGAGCCATCTGCCCTTGTGATCTTTAGCTTTGCCATTTATTTAGCCCTTTTCTTTAGTAGTTAGATTATGACCAAGTACCAGTTGAAGCAGTTGCTGTCTTGCTGTTGCAAGTAAAGGTTAGATCCATCATACCTTCATCGCCAACTGCGCCGTTAATGTCTGTTAGGTTATCAACCAAAATTGTGCCTGAATAAAGCAAGTTAGTTGCTGAAACTGCAGCTGATGAATCTTGAATTGCAGCCCATGCAACAGTTGTGCCGTAAGCAGCCTGAAGGGTTGCTAGAACATTTGATGCTGCTGTGTCGTTCAAGAATGACACTGTGATGGTATCTGCTGAAAGTCCGGTAACAAACTTGTGAGCTGTGTCGCCCATAGCAGTTACTTCGATTTGATCAGCCTGACGGTTAAGCGTAAAAGCAGTTACATGGTCGGAAAGATTGATAGTGGCAACCTTAAAACCGACTTTGTTATTTAGAAAAATTGCCATGATTATTCTTCTTCCTTCTTAGTAGTTACTGGCTTTGGTGCTGTGGTGATCTGACCAATCTTCTGCAAGAAGGCTAGATCCTCTGGTGTTAGGTCTGACATATTAACTCCAACTTGTTAGGATTGATACGGACATCTCGCAGCTGAGCAGATCACCTGATGCAGCATTGAGAACGCTTGGGGCAGATACACTGCCTACATTATAGGTCAAAGAACTAGCAGCGAGTAAATTAAACACTCGAACCACATTAGTTTCAATGCCGTTTAGATTGCCTTCGTTATCAAATAAAGGCACAGTAATAACAATCTTAAAATTAGCAAGTGCGCTGACTGTGTTGCGCGAGTTATTGCTTGGCGCAAGGTAAGGATCGTCTGGGCTTACGATAACTGAGTTCGCTAATACCACGCTAGGCGGAAACGCAAATGTTTGCCAAAGTGAATTATCTATTAACGCCGTTGCTAGCGTAGTTCGAAGGGTAGTTACTGATGATGGCATTAGCCCACCTGTGAGCGAGGGTCTAACGCATGCGCGGTCAATCCTCTGACCTTAGCGAGAAGCTGTGCGCTCATTCGGTAAGGTGAGGGCTGGAAATCTATTGAATTAGAACCAGTCAAAGTGCTGGTTCGTGCTTGCCAGATTTCTACAGCTATCATCAAAGCGGCATTCTGAACGGCTGCATCTGCTGTCCAGTCGATATAAGACTCACTTGTAACAATGCCATAAGGCATGATTGTGTGACGAGGATTGTCTGAAA